ACTTCCATCTCAACGTCAACTAAATTTCTAACGTTTTCATAACTATGCTCACCTAGGTAATCTAAAATTACCTGCTCGGCGCGTCTTTCTAGGTCCTCTCGATCTTTTCCGTGAACTTTGAAATTAAGTTTTGATCTCCAAGGGGACACTATTTAATCCTTTTTTCTAGCTGCTGAGGTCTGTAGTGCACCCCATCAAGCATTGGATTTTGCCCATCGGTTGAGTTGAAGATAATATCTCCAGATCTAATGGCAGCTACAACCCCTGGACGGCCATTTTGGGTAGCACCAAGTGGTCCGGTAAACGCATCGTGGCGAACTCTAACAATATCCCCAACTACAAGCTGTCCTGGCTGTGCTTGAACCCAAAGCTCTTCTTTAGGCGTTTCTGCAATAGCATGTCCTAAAGCTACTTTGGAGAAGACTTTAAGAACTTCTTTTAGGTCTTCTTCTGGCATTTCAATTGGATCCCATGCTTCTAGCAGATCTAAGACTGCCAGCCCAACCTTTTTCTTTAGTTTGACTGCAACAAATTGTTCTTTTACCCAGTCAATATTTACTTTACTCATTATTCTCCTCAGTTTTAACTAGTCCTAGCATCGATTCTAGGATTGATTTTGCTCTTTCTTTTTCCGGTACAGCTCCCACGTATAGATCTTTTTGAGCCATAGCCAGTAATTTTCTTGTTTCTTGGGACATATCTTCAATGTTAGCCGCCAAAATCGCCCACTCTTGTCCAAGTTTAATAGACTCTTTCCATTCTGTTGCAATAGGTGTAAGGGCGTTTAGGGCTTGAACATATCTATATGACCACCATGTGCCATCTTTTTTATATGGAGTAATTAGGACTCCAGATGATCTAGAGATTTGGTCAAAAACTTGATCATCAGTGACACCTTTATTCCATTTCATGGAAAAGTTTGGAAATACTAAAGTCTTAATTGTTGACTTTGCCCAGTCTGTTTTATAGGTATCTACAACCCATTTATCTCGACGCTGGTCATTAAATGGAATTTCTTCAAATAGAAAAGAATCTAGGTTGATTGCAAAAAGATTAGATACGTTGATTGGTAATAGCTTTTTTATATTTGCAGAATCTGACCATGGTAATGATGGGTATATGACTGATGGCCAGGTGTCGTTTGCTAGTTTATCTACGCACTGTAAAAGTCTTAGTTTTAGATCTTCGTCAGATACTACTTTTTTATAGTCTTTTCTGTAAGAGAAAAATGATTTAGTAAAAGAATCTTGATTAGACTTTATTGAGTTGATGCTAAATGTAATTTGATTTACTTGTGGTGCATCAATAAAAAACTTTAATTTTGGAGAGTCCCACATTAAATCAATAATGTGGAGTGCTCCATATGTTCTGTTAGCTGCAAGACTTGTTATTGGAGAAATTCCTACTAATATGGAGTCATAGCTGTTTAGTTCCTCAAAACTGAAATTAATGTCTGGATCAATCCAATCAACAGAATGTCCAAGTTCCACTAAAACTTTATTAAGAACTCCAGCAAATGCAAGAGATCTATTATTTGCCGACTCTGATGCCTGTGAAGCAGACATACCTGTTAATAAAATTTTGCTCATAAATCTCCAAAGACATACGGTAGGGCATCACAAATTAATGTGATGCCCCAACGTAAATCAGTTTTTAGAACGGTGCGCCAGGGGCAGGAGCCGGGGCTGGAGCGGGGGCAGGAGCCGGAGCAGCCTGTGGAATAGCAGCACCGGCAGTTGTTGAGACGGTGTCTACGTTTGCAGTAGCGATACGGTGGTACTTCTTGATCTCGTTACTAACGTTTCCGTTGTAAGTCTTTCTTCCAAGAGTTACGCGGAAGTGTGCACCACGAAGAGCATCTTCAATTTGAGCGTCGGTGCGATCAGGAGTGAAGTATGTCTGTGGCAGACCTAGAGCAGCCATCTTAGAAAAGAAAGCTCCAAGAGCCTTAGGGTTGTCAAGAACAACAACAAGGTTGTCCCAAACAAGGCGCTTAGCGTAAGCACCGTTTTGAACTTCTGCCTTAATCTTGAACATCTTACGTCCAGTTGAAGCAGTAGTGGCGGTGGCTTCTACAACCTTTAGGTCGTAGTCGCCGTCTGGTAGTGGCTCATAGTTTCCACTTGCTGATTCTCCAGCAAGCTTTACAATGTCAGCCCAGTTTGTCGTACTCATATTAGGAATACCTTTCTAACTAGTTAGTTGATTTGTTTGTTGTGGCTTTTGGGCCAAAGATGATGTCAAGCATACGCTCAACACCAAGATCTCCTTGCTCAACGATTGAGCCAAGACGACCCTGAACGCGTTCGCCAGCATCGTACTTTTCAGTACGCTCGACATACATGCGACGAGCTTTGTATGCAGGCTGAGTTGGATCAGGATTAGGAATGCTTTCCAACGCAATAGCACCAAGAACATCATAGAAGTATGGAGCCTGGACTGCAAGTTGACCTTGCAAGTAAGGCTTCATGTGTCCATTCTGATCTGAACGAGCCATTGCTGTTAGAACTACGGCCTCGAGAGGCTGAGTAGGGTGCATCGTTAGGTCACGCAAATCACGAAGTAGTGCACCCATGTGGCGAAGCAATTCGCCCCACTGCTGCATTTTCATCTGCTCTGTACCAGCGATGTTGTCCATGCACTTAACCTGCAACTCAGAAATCGAGTCGATGATTAAGGACTTGAACTGGTGCTTACCAGCTTGTAGCCACTGGAAAGCTTTTAGAACTACGTCGTAATCGCGTACTGGCACTACGACAGTGTCCCAGGTTCCGTCCGCAACAGGAGGTTCTTCCCGCATTGGATCCCAATACTTGACTGTAATCGGGAGGAAGCGGTGGCCACCTTCGACGTCAAGCATTAGACGAGGATATGGTGCTGTGACTGCAAAGGTTGATTTACCAACCTTAGACTCGCCATAGACCATAAGAGTGAGAGAGCGTTGTACATCTGACAATTTACTCACTACCTTTCTTTTCTTGTGTGTTGTAATAACCGTATGGGTCGGAAACCTCATACATATCTGCAATAGCTGCTTCAGCTGATGAACCGTCATCAATCATAGGGCAGATAGTGTAGAACTGGCACTTCCACTTGCAGTCCTTGGTAGGACGTGGATAAGCGACAAAATTAGGATCTGCACCGGCATCTAAAGCTTTCTTGGTGTTCATCAGATCTGTAACTGTACCATGAATACGTTGCCAAAAGGAACGCATGGTAAATACATTGTGACGAACTTCAATCTGCTCATAGAACGGTGGTTTTGCATTAGCAGTACGCTTTACTTTCTTTAGCATAGTAAAGATACCACCTTCGGCACGCTCTTCTGGTTCTTTATTCTGGGCGTGTTCCAAAAGCATGTAGGTAAGAATCTGTTCATTCATTTGTGCCTGGTTAGCAAAGTCAGCAAATGATCCACCAACAGTCTTGAAGTCACGGAACATACGAACACCATCGATCTTACGCTTTACACGCATGTCTAGTTTTCCTTGAAGAATAACTTCTCCATCAAACATTGGCATCTCAATAATTTCTTCAGTAGAAATCATTTCTAGTTCAGCATCGATACCTTCAAGTTCTACCCATTCTAGGTATCCTTCGAGCATGATACGACCTAGTTCTGCTTCTGCTTCTAAATCTGAAGTGTCTCTAAACTCAGCTACAAGTGCATCCATATCTTTTTTAACCAGTGCAGAGTGAGCATCTAGTAGCGGAATATTTTGTGAATAATACTGATCCAAAGCTTCGTGGATACGTGATCCTAGAGCAAGTGCTCCGGTGTATTGAGATAGTTTTGGCTGTAGACGGCGATAGTAGTTTAGCCACCACTTACGTCGGCAATCTTTAAATACCTGAATTTCTGAATTAGAAAGACGGTACGGTTGGTTGGTGTTGTCTTCTGTCATGGTTACAGAATACCTTTCTTATCGTCTTTTAGCAACTGTAGAAGCTTATCTTTATCTTTTACAATTTGCTCAAAGTTGTCAGCTTTTGTCTCTAGAACTTGAATTACTCGTTCTTCGATAGTTCCTTCGGTTACGTAATCAATGATGATTACAGAATCGTGAATCTCTGAACCGATTCTGTGAATACGATCCAAAGCTTGTTTGTGATCCACAAGAGACCACGGTCTTTGTAGCATAACAAGTCTTCTTGCAGCTGTCAAGGTGACACCAACTCCACCAGCCTGGGCAGTAAATAAAATCCATTTAGTCTTACCAGATTGGAAATCATCAATTGCTTGCTGGCGTTGCTCACCTGTTTGTGCTCCGGTAATTAATCCATGTGGAATGCCTTCTTTAGTCAATCTTGCACTTAATAGATCGATTAGCTGACGCGATACAGCACATACTGCAATTGAGTCCTCGCCAAAGTCACCTTCTTTAATGTCATCCATCAGAGCATCTACCTTACAGGATGGCTCTGACAAAGTAATAACTGTTTCTCCGGTAGATTCATCAACGCTAGATTCAGCAAAAGAGCTGGCAAATTGGTGCAATCTAACTGCCTGAGTCAAAACACTTGGTGCAACTACTGAGTCACCAAACTCGAGCTCAGCAATCATGTTGTCACGCATTTGCTCGTAAGCTTTCTTTTGCTTTGTAGACATTTCTACATCACGGCGTTCAAACATCATTTCTGGTAGCCAGGGCAAAACTTTAGCTTTTAGCATTCTACGCATACGAGGATTGATAGTAGCGTGAAACTCTTGCTCCATATGAGCTTTTAATCCAAGCACCATCATTCCACCAAAAGCATTAATCATTGTGTTAACCATTCGGTCAATCCAGCGAGTCTTACTTGGCCATTCATCTGGAGAAATCCAGTGAAGAATTGGCCACAGATCGATGACGTTATTTGCAATAGGAGTTCCGGTGAGAGCAAAACGAATATCTGCATCTCCAGTAGCAGCCCAAAGTGCACGAGTCTGCTTAGACTTTGGTTCTTTTGATCTGTGCATCTCATCTGCAACTACTGCTTTGAAATCAATATTGTTTAGTTCACGCAAGTGGACTTCGCATCTAGTTTCAGTGACTCTTTCATCGTGCCCCCCACACTCTTTGCATCTAGCTAGTGCAATTGATCCGTAGCCAGATAAGCGCGAGTGAGAACGAAGTGACTCCCAGTTAATTACATACACATCTGCTTGCTCTTCAAATTGTTTACGACGCTGTGTAGCTGTTCCAGAAATAACTTGCACATTTACTCCTGGCCACCACTTAGCAAACTCACGCATCCAGTTCTTTTTAAGAGTATTCGGGCAAACAATTAGGGCTGGAAATACTGCTTCACCTTTATCTTGTAATGCTTTTAAAGCGCGAATTGCCTGAGCCGTCTTACCAAGACCTGGTTCGTCTGCAAGTAGTGCTCGCTTTGCGGTGGACAGAAATTTAACACCAGCTCTTTGATGTGGGAATAGATCTTCATCTCCCTCACCGTCTGGCAAAAATTCTAAATCACGAAGTTCGTTTGCCGGGTCAACCCTATTTGCTCGTTCTTGGTTTGCCCACTCTGTTAGACGTGGGCCAATGATTAGATCTTCTCTAAATGTAGATCTAAGAGCTAAGCAGGCTGTCCAGGATACTGGTAATTTCCATACTTGGTCTTTTGGATCCCAGGTTGCTCCTGGAATGCTCTTACATAGTTCTTTGAATCGCCAATCTGTATAGATTGCGATATGAGAGCCGGAGTCGTTCAGCTCAACATTTACTGGCATATTTATTCCTTTTGTCTTTGTGTATACATACTAGCACAGATTTTTAGTTTTATTTTTAAATTTTTTGCTAGTATCTTTAACTTTGCAGCAATTTTACAGGTTTCCAGCCACTTTTGACTAGTCTGAGGAGGGCGTGTCGGATTGCGTCAAGGGCGTGTCCTTCTCCGCCTCGGTGCCAGTATTCGAGTGTTCGAATCTTGTCATTGGTAAACATTGCCTTAGCGTCGGCTGGCGATTGAAAATATATGTCATATGGGTCTCTTCCGTAGTCCATCATTATTTGTTTTAAGATTCCGATTTGCTCTAGCGAATACGGAGCCTGTGAGTTCTTAACTGTCTGTGCGTTTATTGTAAATCTTTCGCAGACTACTTCTAGCCTGTTGTTTGTGCCTCTAGCATACAAAAAAGCTCTACGAATTGGATCTGCGTACTCATGCTGTTGGTATTCTCCAGACCACAACATTTTTGGTTCTTCACCTTCATCCCAGCTAAAAAGACAAACTCCACTGGCTTTTCCAGGGTCTACTGCCAAAATTAATCTACTCATACTTTTCTCCCCAGTTATTAAACGGTCCGTCTACTCCAGCTGTAAGGGGGACTTGCCAGCCATCACGGGTGGTCATGCACTCTCTAACTGTCTCCATAATTTCTGTTGCTTCAGACCGGGGGGCTTGCAAAACAATTTCGTCATGTACTGGAACAATTAGATACTCGGTCAAATCTGCTTGATCTAGTTTTACCAGATTTTGCTTAAAGATCTCTGCAGCACTTGCTTGAATTAAGTAGTTAGTCAGTGAGTAAACGCGCTCGTCGTCACATGGTAGGCGGCGCCCGGTTCGGGTCTTTACGTAACCTGTACCTTCATCTCTAAGCCTGCGCATACCTAAGTCTTCAATTTGCATCTGCATCATTTTTACTCCAGGGTAGCTTCTGTCAAACGCGTCGACTACTTCTTTCATTTGATGGTCTGGTACTCCAGCAGTAAGTGCCATCTTGGATACACCAGCTCCATAAAGTTTTCCATAGACTACACCCTTAATAAGTTTACGTCTTGGATCAGATTTTTGTAGAGTGTTGTCCTGGTACACCTGTTGCATGATTGATGTAAATACGTCTCCGCCAACACGATCGGCTTCATTGAAAAGATCAATTAGTTGTTGGTCTTCACTAAAGTTTGCAGTTAGGCGGAATTCAACTTGGTCGAGGTCAGAAGAAATAATTACATGATCTTCATCTTTAGGAATAAATGCACGACGTACGGTTGCATCGCCAGATGGAAGGGTTTGTAGTGCCGGATCTGTAATAGACATACGACCAGTTCTAGCTCCAAGAGTTTTTACAGATGGATGCACGATGCCATTGATATTTCCTTCTAAGAAGTTTTTAAAATATGTGTTAGCTAGTTTGTCGGCTTTACGCTGTTGCAATACAGCTTCCGCCAAAGCACGCTGTCCCGGGTCGCCGTCACGAACAATTAGCATTAGCTGCTCTTTTGAAGCGGATTTTTGTCCGCTATTTGTTGTTTCGGTAATCTCGAAACCCATTGACTCAAACTGACGAACTAGCTGTATGTTGCTTGTAATCATCAAACCGTTGTAGGTTTCTTTAGCCCAGTCTCTTACAGACTGGCCATACTCGTTTAGTTCATCAAACTTTTTTTGTGAGTAGTCAAGATCTACACGTGCGCCATTGATTTCCATACGGGTTACAACTTTTCTAGCAGCCATTTCTAGCTCATAAGGAATGCTGTAAATTCCACCTGGACCACACTTTTCCCAGAACAGCTCAAACAAACGCATGGTAAGCACAGTATCTAAAGCACCATAGGCCCAGTAAGGTTCAAAGTTTGTAGGTACGGTTCCCCAGGTCCAACCATTTGCAACTAAAGACTGATCGAGGTGGGCCTGTAAGCCAGCTGCCTTTCTGTCTACATATTGCTGTGTAAGTTTTTTAAGCGCACCGGATCCTAGTGGATCAATAATCTGAGCCATAATCATGGTGTCGTGGGTACGGTGCCATGGGATTCCCCATTTTGATTGAATTTCAAACCATCTAGCTTCAAAGGCTACGTTGTGACAAACAATTTGGCCGTCGAATCTGTCCATGCCTTCATAAAAAACACCGGACCATTCATCCCAAGGAATAGACCAACCTTGCTCACCATCTCCAACTTGTACAAGGCGGAGTTTTCCATGCCAAGGTGATAAGGCATCTTTATGTGGACGTCCTGGAAGCTCGCCGGTTTCAGTATCGATTGCAATAGCGTTGTACGGGCGACGTTCACCAAGCCAGGTTAAAAAGTCTTGAGCTGTCTGCACATCTTTTACAAGATGCAGCTTTACGTTGTCTAAACTCAAATTATTCCTTTTGTCGTTGTGTGTTTTAGATGATTAGAAAATGGGCTCTCCAAAATCATCGTCATCATCAAAATTATCTCTAGATTTTGGTTCTTTGTCAAGATCATCTAGAGGATCATATTGGGTGGGTTCCATGATACCAGAAGCGGCTACAATAAACCCAACTAACTCTAATGCTTCTTTTTTAGTAAATCCAGAGTTTTGAAATGCTAAATAGATTTCGTGTACTTGAATTGCAGCTACATCTAGAGCAGTTGGTAATGAACTTTCATCAAACAAGATGGGCGGCTGACTTTCGTTGTTTTGGTCTTCCATGTCAGCCTCCATATCTAAGGAATTATCTCGTAATTGTATACCGATTGTATTCCGGAATCTTGCTTTCCAGCTGATTCCAAAAGACGCTGGGCTACTCCTGTTAAATATTTAGATCCATGATCATCGTACTTATACAGTGCTTCAAGTATAGCAGCCGGGTTGTCGCTGACTTGTGCCCAGTGGCGATGTTTTTCAGGAAAAACTAGATCTGCTTCTTCCGTAGGATAGCACCGATCGCAGGGAATACTGCCCGGGACAAGTTTATTAAACGGAAGTTCGTGGAGATTATAGTTTCTAACTAGCTGACAAGCAGCACCATGGTAAACAAGAGAAACACCTGTACGAGATAATACGTAAGATCCGCTCTCTGTCATGTAAAGTTTGAATTCAATCCATCTGGTAGATCCACGTTTGAAAGATGTAGATTCTCCAAGTAGCTTGCCGTTAAATTGGAGCGTTCTTGCTCCATCTTTAACTTCAAATTCAAACATGACTACTCTTTTGTTTTAGAAGATTTACCTGATAGTTGTGCTTCTAGTTCAGCAACTTTAGCTTCTAGTTCCTGCTTCTGCTTACGTTCTACTGTAAGAATTGCTTCTAGTTCTGCGTTTAGAGCCATAGCTCTGTTTAGCTGATCGCGGGTGATATTGATAACGCTGCCAAGCACTTCAATTTGGTTTTCATTTTCTGACATTTGTAATCCTTAATTTTGTAATTGGAAATGATATGTATTTCTACACATCTTTATTGTACACACTTTTTAGTGTGTTTATCTGGATGTTACATCCAAAACTGCTTCTTGATATGTATTATATCTAGCAACTTCTCTTTTGTTTATGTTGTTGATTACGACGTAGATCTCTACACCGTCTTCTGTAATAGTCACTATTTTATACATCTATACCTGTATCTTAGCTTGCTGAAATATATGTTCCGTTAACGTAAAGTCTACTAACAGTTGTAAGTGTTGTTGGATTACCCTGAGACAAAATTGTTTCAATAATTGGCTTAGGATTAGAGGTTGTTGCCATTAGCCAGTGAAAATCTAGCGTTGATGAACCAGCAATGTGGTCAGCTGCAATTTGAATATGTCCGTTTAGGTCATCTGGTGGTAATGCTGGGTTAGCCCACAACCAACCAAAGAAGTGATTTGATGCTGTTGCTAGTGCTGGAAATGGCATGTCAACTTTAAACTGACCAGTACCAAAGTTGGTTACTGTAGTAAAATCGATTTGAATCCAAAAAGAAACAAGTTGTCCAAACTTTACGTAGTAAGAATTATAAGTTGGGTAAGTTGAACCGGATCCAGTAAACGTTAAACCTGTTGCTACAAATGTTGGAGACCATCTTGTAGCTGTAGGAGTGCTTGTCCATTGAGTGTTGTAATTAGTTGAATCTATTTTTGTTAAATATTGTCCAGCAGTTCCACCTACTGGAACACCTTGGCCAGCTGGCCCGGTTGGGCCGGTTGCACCTTGAGCTCCGCCAGAAACAATCGTTACTTTATTTACATCTGAAGAGTCAATAAAAATTTTATTTGGCAGATCTTCATATACTGGGGACATTATCTAGTTACCTGAGCCTTTACTTTAAAGTTTCCACCAACAAGAGTTGTTTTTTGTCCGCCTCCAGATACAAGTTCTAAATCATAAACGTACTGACCTGGAAGTAATTGAGCAGTTATGTTTGAAGCTACAGATAAAGTTATTGTCCCAAGGGCTCCTCCGAGGGCTATTCTGCTGTTTTCTGTTGTAAGCTCCAGCAAAAAATCTTGAGATGTTACGGTCTCTCTAACCTGCATTCTTGCTGTATACCCAGTCAAATTGTGGGGAACTTTTGCATTGTTAGTCCAGGTTAATACTCGAGAAAGGGTATCTCCTTGCGTAATTGTGATGTTATAAACATCAGAAGATCCGCAGCAGCTCATTATGAATCCTTAGTGTTAGTGGGTATGTCTAGTCAATTTTACTCCAGTTATGAGAAATCTACTTTGGTACTATAGACATATGAGCACTTTGTTTACAGATCTTGGGGGAGAAATTTGGCGTATTCGCAGATTTGCTGATGAAAAAGACACTAGATTTTCAGCTTTTAACCCTTCTATTGCGTATTCCCCTGCTGAAGGGTACGTTGTGCTTTTAAGGTCTAGCAACTACTTCTTTGATCCTAAAAATGGAGATACGGTGGCCACTGCTGGAAATAGAGTGATTAACCGAATGTGGATGGCTAATTTAGATAAAAATTGGCAGATTATTGAAGAAACTATGCGAGAGCTTGATTTTTCTGAAAATGGCAAATTTATGCGTGGTGCTGAAGATGGTCGATTATATTGGCGCGACGGTGCTTGGGAGATCTTATCTGTAATGAAAGAACCACACCTGACTAATGATGTGCCAAGGCTTGGCACTTTTAGATTAGATGGGGTCAAAGCAAAATTACTCAATATATATGACACCGATGATCTTCAACCTGTAGAAAAGAATTGGATGCCAACATATGAAAAAAATCCTTTATTTGATTTTGTTTATAGTGCTACTTCTATATATGTTAATGACTTAGGTAAAAAATCTCTTAGAGAGCCTAGTATTCAGGCTGGAAACAATATACGTGGTGGTAGCTGTTTATGGGATTTAGGAGATTGGGGATATATAGCTATAGTTCATGAAGTAGACCCATTTAAGCAAATGGTCTATTCAGCTCGGTCTTTTGCATATAGAGCAAAAACATTTAGGCATTACTACCATAGGTTTGCTAGATATGACAGATCGGGGAAACTAATTGGGTTATCTGATAGATTTAAATTTACTGGCGTAAGGATCGAATTTGCTGCTGGTTTGGTAATTTCTGAAAATGATGTTATTGTGTCTTATGGTCATAAAGATGTGGCCTCATACCTAGCAAAAATAAGCTTAAACAAAGTTAAGGACCTAATACATGTCATCGATATTTGATAGTGTCGTAGCCGAGGAAACCGTGATTGCCTATGATGAAAACGGCGATCAAATTTTTACTCACTACGCTCACAAAGATAAAGTCACTGAAGGCTATGTAATGGGTACTCCAGTTGAAGCTTTATGCGGGAAGGTCTTTGTTCCATTCAGAAATCCGGATAAATATCCGTTATGTCCTATGTGCAAAGATCTACTTGAGTCACTATTTCGTCCATCTGAGTAATACTCCCTGGTTAAATCCTGGGGTATACTGATAAAACCACAAATACTCCCTATTAAAGAAGGTATAACTAAATATGTTTTCGTTTAAATTAAATGAAGAATTCGTAGCGGAGTACAAGTCAAAAGAATCACCTTTCGGTTACAAAGATGCCGCTGGCAACTCTGTAGGCGAAATTACGTTCTTGCGCACGTACTCACGCAAAAAGGCAGACGGCTCCAAGGAAACTTGGGCAGAGGTTTGCGAACGTGTCACCAACGGAACCTACTCGATTCAAAAAGACCACGCAAAGCAGAATCGCTTGCCATGGTCAGATGCTAAGGCCGCCGCTTCTGCTAAAGAGTTTTTTGACTCGCTATTTCGTTTGAAGTGGTCTCCTCCGGGCCGTGGTCTTTGGGTCATGGGTACTGAGATCGTAAACGTCCAACGTAACTCAGCTGCACTACAGAACTGTGCTTTTGTGTCCACTATGGAGATGACTAAGCAAAATCCAGCCAAGCCATTTGCTTTTTTGATGGAAGCTTCAATGCTAGGTGTGGGTGTTGGCTTTGACGACAAGGGTGCAGACAAGGGCTTTGAAATTTATGTTCCTGGATCTGAGCAGAACTATTTGATTCCTGACACTCGTGAGGGTTGGCAGGAAAGCACTGTTGCTCTAATCAACTCATATCTAAAGCCAGAGCAGCCTACTTGGGTATTTGACTACAGTGAGATTCGCCCATACGGTGCACCTATTGCCACCTTTGGTGGTACCGCTTCTGGTCCGGATCCATTGATTCTTCTTCACGACAAGATCCGTGAAATGTTTGATGGTCGTGCTGGGCAGCTGCTGACAACCGTTGATATCGCAGACATTGGAAACCTAATTGGTCGCTGTGTTGTATCTGGAAACGTTCGTCGCTCGGCTGAGCTTTTGATTGGTCGCATTGATGATGACAACTTCTTGAACCTTAAGAACTCTGAGGCTTTTCCTGCTCGTAACTCCTATGACCCAGAAAATCCGGGTTGGGGTTGGATGTCAAACAACTCAGTTATGGTGAACGTCGGTACTGATTTCTCAAGAATTGTAGATGGCATTGTTCGTAATGGTGAGCCTGGAGTTATCTGGGAAGACATCTCTAAGCAGTATGGCCGTTTGATTGACCCAATCAACAACAAGGACCACCGCATTATGGGCTATAACCCTTGTGCAGAGCAGTCGCTTGAGAGCTATGAAATGTGTACTCTTGTTGAGACTTACCTCAACCGCCACGAAAGTAAAGAAGATTATCTTCGCACTTTGAAGTTTGCTTACCTCTATGCAAAGACCGTAACCCTATTGCCAACGCACTGGGAAGAGACCAACGCAATCATGCAAAGAAACCGTCGTATCGGAACTTCTATGTCTGGTATCGCTAACTTTGCTGACCGCAAGGGTCTTCCAGAACTCCGTACTTGGATGAACGAAGGATATGCCGTAGTTAAGAAGTACGACACTACATATTCAGAATGGTTGGGTATTCGTGAGTCAATCAAGACTACGACTGTCAAGCCGTCAGGTACTGTGTCGATTCTTGCTGGTGAGAGCCCAGGTGTTCACTGGACTCCGGGTGGTGAGTACTTCATGCGTGCTATCCGCTTTGGAAACAATGACCCTATGTTGCCTCTGTTTAAGATGGCTAACTATCGTGTAGAGCCAGCATCAGAAAGTCCAGACACTACTTCGGTTGTGTTCTTCCCAATCAAATCTGGTGCTATGCGAGCAGAACGCGATGTTTCTATCTTTGAGAAGATGAACCTTGCTGTTATTGCTCAGCGTTATTGGTCAGACAACTCTGTATCGGTAACTGTAACATTTGACCCTGAGACTGAAGCAGACAAAATTGGAACTGTGCTTCACATGCACGATGGACAGTTGAAAACTGTATCGTTCTTGCCTAGTGGAAACTTTACCTATCCTCAAATGCCCTACACTCAGATTACTCAAGAAGAGTATGAAGCTGCTACTGAAACTTTGTTCCCTATTGCTTTTGATGGTATCTATCAGGGTCTTGGTATTGAAGCCATTGGCGACGCCTATTGTACTACGGACGCATGTGAGATCAAACTAATTACGGAGAATCAGAAGGATAAGTAATGCCAACTTATAACTATAAATGCTCTGCTGAACCTGATAACAAGGAGCATTTATACTCTGAAGATCGGAGTATGAATGATCCTTCTCCGGAAGATCTAATTTGCAAATTTGAGGGGTGCGGTGCTAAACTCATACGTATATTCGCCGCACCTCCAATTCAGTTTAAAGGTGCTGGATTTAGTACCAATAAACCTTGGAGATAACCCGAAAGACGACATGGAAAATTTAATACAAAATGACTACCCGGACTTTTCTAGTAAAGGAAAGCCAGCCTGTGCCTCAGAAGATCCAGAGCTATTTTATGCTCAAGAAACTGAGACTACAGCTTTATATATTGACGAAGCTAGAGCTAAAGCTATATGTAAATCTTGCCCTTATGTAATTCAATGCTTAGAATATGCCATAAAAACTAGTGAGATTGGCATTTGGGGCGGAACTACTGAGGGTCAAAGAACTAGGCTGAAGAAGCAAATGAAAGCTACTGGCCAAACTTTTCAAGAAATAGCGGTATCTATAAAGCTGTAAAATAGAAGTACCCCTTGGGAGAGAGGTAATTTAGTCCTACTAGTCCCCCGGGAGATCCTATGAAACTCGTTATAACGATCCTAAAGAGAACTATTGCTCTTGTGATCTTAAAAGTAAGTGCCGTTTTAGCCGCTGGTTCGGTGTTTGGTGCTCAGCTATGGCAGTCTGCTGCTATTGCAGCTTTTGTTGGAATTATGGAAGTTGCTGAAAGTCTAAGTCGTGCATATGTTATCGATGGAAAACTTGACAAAGATGAAATTGATACTGCTTTTGCCAGTTCAGCTGAAGCAAAACTTGCAGAAGCCAAAAAAACTGAATAGTTAAAAAATAAAAACCCCCGGATAAAACCGGGGGATTTTTATTAGATTTCTGATTTTTTTAACTTAGCTTTTGACACAGCGTAATACAGAGGATTAGCTGAACTAAGATTCAGCTTTTCTGCTATTTTTGCAAGAGACACCCCATGATCTTCATAGTGGCATCTTATTGCTTCGTGGTACTGATCAACTGTTCCAAATTCTTTTGCTTGTGAGATCTTAGCAACGGCTTCCATAATTTGATCTTCTGTGGCTTTGCTTCTAACTTTTTTAGATTTAGGTGGAATATCATTTGTAATGATTCTTCTTCTTAAACCTGCATAAGTAACCCCTAAAGCTTCTGCTAATTTTAGTAAGCTACCGCCTTTTGAGTAGTAATCAACTAAAAGCCGAGTATATTCTCTACTAGCCTCGTGCTGCGGAGAGTTGGTGTTTCTAGATCCATAAGCTTTCTTAGCTAAAGGCAGTAAAGGTGCCATTAGATCAGCGTATTCTTCTGTCATTTTGTATTCCTTAATTTAATATTGCTATTCAATATTTAGTATTATATATGCATACCCGAACACGTGTCAACTTAAAATGTGATAATATTTTTATACATCGCGGAGTAGAGCAGCTCGGTAGCTCGCTAGCGTCATAAGCTAGAGGTCGTAGGTTCAAATCCTGCCTCCGCAACGAAGGAGATTATATGGCTAAAAAACCTACAATCAGAAATGCTGACCGTAACAACGGAAAGGCCTGGAAGAAAAGTCCAAAAGTTTTTGACAAGATCAAACGGAAGCTTGTCAAAAAAGTATAATTAAATAGTGTAAGGGGATGATCGGATTCGACG